CCGTCTGCACTACGCCTGTGGCTTTATCGATGGAATACCGAATCTGACTTGCGTCAGCGGGGGTTGACTCAGGGGTAACGGCAACGTCAAGGTACTCACCGGCATAAACGCGCTTTCTGAACTCGTTCGAGTCCATGGAAATGCGGTGCGTGAGGCGCGGACACTCCGAAATAACGCTTGAGCCGTTGTAGGGGATGTACATGTCGTCAGGCAGCACAAGCCTGCTGACCATGCGCCCTATCTGCTCGTCGTAATAAACCTTCTTGAAGGTCGATCCGCCGTAGCCGGTATAGAAAAGAAGCTGATCAAACTCCGGTGTGTACTCTTTCATCACCGAGGTGATCTGATAATTCATGAAATCTTGTACCCGCGAGGCCTGCTGGACCTTGTCCAACGTCTCTTTGCCCACGGTCTGGGTACGAACCGGGCCACCGGCAGGCATCAGCTCCTTAAACGCCTGCGCTTGGAACTGCACAATCGCCTCTGTCAGCATGGGGTGTACAGCCCCTGCCGCGCCCCGGAAGGGTTTGGTGCGCTCTTCGATCTTCAGGCCCAACAGCTCAAGGCCTTTCGAGTACATCTGCTCCCAGTCCGAACGGCTCGACTTGTCCGCCTCGAACAGCGCCATCAGGTCAATGGATATGCGACCCAAATCATCACGGTCAATAACCTCGGCAAGGTTGCCGTAGAACCCAATCTCGTTATCGTCTTCCTCATCCAACTCGACGATGGCGCTGCCGTCATCCTCAAGGATGATCTCGATGTCAGGCGAATCCCCCAACATGTCCAGCATGTCGGAGGCGGGCATGAGGTTCGATACTTTATCTATAGGCATTTCTGCGTCCTATTTAGATTTTGATCAACTTGCTAGTTTACGGATTTGTTTGGGAAGTTCCATTTCATCTATATAATCAGGAACATCGCCAAAATATATTAAATTAAGATAATTTTCTCTGGTTACTGGAACATTGTTTTTTTCAAGAACAGTAATAACGTCGTCTTTATTTTCCATACCATGTCGGAACATCCATCCCGCCTCCAATTTCAAACACAAAGTTTCGCATTTGATTAGCGTTAATCTTACCTTTTTTATATTCATTAAACACTTGGGCTACTTGTGCTTGAGCATTCTTATTCCTTTTCAAAGCAGGTGAGTATAGCCCACGCACACCTTCCCAAGTTATAGACTGCATTTGTCTTGGCTGCACGCCCCGCTCATCCGCAGCATTTCTAACAGCATCAGCATACAGCCCATAAGTACCTTGGGCACCCGTAAGTGAACTTGAAGATGCTGCGCCTAAGTTGTCCATAACTTCTGTAGATGCCCCTGAAAGCGGTCTTAAAAGACCCGCTGCAACATTGTGTGTATCTGATGTAACACTACGACCCTTGTTTGGATCGGCTATGTTGTTGTAGAAGCTACGTACTTTATGCTGTCCGCCAAGCTGCCTTGATATGTTTTCTATGGCTGGATTTTCAAAAATAGAAATAGCCTTTGCAATTTCACGTAAGCTACCCCAACCAACTTTTGCATTTTCACCTTTTGAGGTCTTGCTCAATCCAACAATATCACCTGTTGGATTGACAATATTATACTCTCTTGGATTATGTGATTCGTCATATAACCTTAACCAGATAGCTTTCTCAACTGGATTATCTAAATCAGAAAGTCGCTTACCTAGCAATGTTTTTACGACTTTTGCGGTTTGTGCATTAAAACCACCTGTTGGTGATTTAATTAGTTGAGTTGCTTTTCTTTTCATCCCCGGCGTAAAGGAAATGTCTGTTTTGGTGCTCATAATATCTAAAACGCGATCTCCAAGAGATACGTTTTTATACCAGTCCATTTGTGGGGATAGTGCCGCATAAACCCCAGCAGTAGCCTCAATAGGTAATCCGTATTTTGTTGCTGATACAGAAGCAATACGGTTTGCACCATCATACCATTGCATAGACCCCTGACGAACATCCGCTGGCATCTTGTCGTGTAAGAACAAAAGGTTTTCTGTTATCTGATCTCCCATCGTTCTAAAAACGCTTTCAGGATCTGTTGCCGCAGAAAGGGGATAGTTTGGATATTGGGCTATAACGTCGGCTTGCTTTCTCATAGTATCTGGCGTTTGTCGGATAACATCGACACCTATTGTCAGGTTAGGGTTTGTCGAATCTCCCTCAAATTTTACGGACGTCGGTACTCTTTCTGATACTTGTCTACCTGTCATCCTCGCAGCTTGAGACATATCAAGCGGAGCCTTAGCCGTTAACGCAGCAAGGTCGTCGACGGCCTTTGCCGCCTTACCCACAGTCCTTGCGGCCTTAACCGCCCCGCCCACTATAGGTACTGCGCTTGCTGCACCGAGCACCATACCAAGAGTGTCATCGTCTCGACGCGCTCTTTCAAAGTCACGCAGGCCCTGTGCGGTTCCGACAACAGGAGCAAAACCCATAGCGATGTCCGCTGCGGTTTCACCAAGACTCATGTCCTTGGGTGCGTCCAACGAGGTAAACATCTTTAAGCGATCTAATACGCTGCGACTTTCAGTCTTCACCGGGTCGCGATCAGGCGTCACGGCGTTAGGCGTAGCGCCGATACGGTCCATCTGTGCAAGCAGTTCGGCGGTGCTCATGGGGGACGAGACTGTTCCGCCGTCCTGTTTACGGGTGACGTAGCCGCCTTTGTCGTAACCGACGGGTTTTTCCCAAGGGTACTTGGCATCTTGAGCATTGGTCAAAAGGTCAGTGCCGCCTTTTATCTCCTCGCCTCTAAACAGTCTTCCTCGGGTGCCTTGCTCGTCCAAGTTGCCTACGTTGCTAATGATTGCACGTTTGGCTTCTTCGCGGGATAACCCCTGCTCTGCCAAGTTAAAGCCAAACTTGTTATTAAAATAATCAAGATACTCTGACCGAGGATCGCCCCCGCCCATCTTTTTAATAAGACCTTGGTACAACTCTTTAGCCTGAGCACCCACCTTACCCAACGTGCTCTGCCCTGCGTCATACGCAAACAGGGCGTGGTTAACGGCGTTAAACACTTCTTCGTCGCCCTTGATACCCGTATTCAGGCGCGTCCGCTTGGTAACATCTTCAGGAATCGATAACTGCACTCGGTACTGATCTTCAATCAGTCCCGCATCTACCATCTGATTGGTAAGGTCTGCCGCTTCTTTGGATATGGCTATTTGACGCTCGTTGTCAAACCCAAGAGCTTCTGCCCCCCTTTGAATAGCTGTGTCTATTATTCCACCCTTAGCAAAGCGGGCCAGCTCTTCTTGAGCTGACCCTTCAGACTTTTTTATTTCGCCACCATTTGCCGCTACTTGAGGTGCGTAAAAGCGAAGCTCCGTTGGCTTAACGCCGTAAGGGTCAACGGGGGCGTTTGGGTCAAGCGGTGGTGCCACAGGTGCCTGCATTCCACTGAACCGACCACCTCCTCCAGCAGGCAATGCCGCCAACTGCGCCGCTGCCCTGTCCCGCGCAAACTGCTGCGAGGCGGAGTACTGTGGATTTGTCGCTGTGACTAACGGCACCTTCAACAGCTCTCGCGGACGGCTCGTCACCGACGGTGGTGTCCAGCTCATCCCTGCGCCGGTGGCCGCGAGCAGCTTCGCCGCTGGGGTGTACGTGTAGCCGTAGACGGGATCGGGTGTACGCGCAGGGGTGTTGCGGAAGTTCACGTCCAGCGCAGGCTGGCCAGTAGCGTAAATGGGCGGCGGCGCGGGTAGGGGCTGATAGACAGGGGTAGCCGTGTACGGCGTAGGCTGTGGAAACTGGGTCTGTGTTTCGGGGGTCACGACCGGCGGCGTATAGGCGGGTATGACGGGTAGCGTAGGAAAGGTGGGCGAACGGCCCACCGTCCCCAACAACCTGCTCGGGTCGAACCCGACACGTTGCAGGTCGGCAATGCTGGCACCCTCTTTGATGAACATGTCGCGCAAGATCTGAGCGTTCTCAGGGGTGTTTGCCGCGTACTGCTCGCCAATCTTTTTAATCCGCGCATCCAGCTCAGTCTGTCCCAGACCACCGGGTGCGTTAAACGCTTGCGCCACCTTCGAGGTAAACCCCGTGGCCACATTGGTGCTAGGGGCTGTCTCGGTGTTGTAGTCTATCGTGAAGTAATCAGACGCCGCCTTGGTGCCCAGCGCATTGTTTATATCCGCCGTGCTCACCCCGTTCTCACTGGCCGCGTTCAGCGCAGCCAACGGGTTAGGGTTCTTGGCAACGTACTCCCTAATGTTCTGGTAGTACTGCTCTTGCGACGTCCCATTCGCCAACGCCCTTGCCAAACCCACAGACGACTCGGCGGACGCAGTACCCCCATTGGCGTAACGCTGAACCTGCATCAACATGTCTCTAGCGGATGGTGTTGCCATGGGGATTGCCTCTTATGAGCAAGACGTACTTCACTGGCATTCTAGCCCCTAATAATAGTCAGGGATAGCCCCCAATTCCTTCGGCTTATCCGCCTCGTCATCCCTCAAACTGATGAAATTTCCCGCCCTAAAGCGCATCAAAGCCATGATCATGGAGTCACAGTTATGCACAAGGAATCCGTTTGCAAAATAGCATTTAGCCCCTGCCACGGATAAGTTATAAACCCTGTGCATCCCTGCTGGCTTTATTACAGCGTTGTTTGCATAAGTCACTACAGTATTTCCTTCTGGTCTGGACAGAACGAAACTCCCCTCTGCAATGTTTGCAAAACCTAACTTGTCCAAGTTTCTTGGCACGGGCAATGCCCCTTCTGCGTTTGTCAACACAGACTTGGGAACAACACACCGCCTTTGGACTCTTGGCATAAAACGCTTTACCACAGACAGCACACACCCTTTCATCCGGCTCAATGTTTGCGTATGGTTTCCGCGCATGTGCAGCATGGATGCTGTTCTGTGCGTGTCGTCTATGCCACGCTCGCCCTTCAGGGGATGCGTGCCACAAGGCTGCTTTGCCACGTATTGCCGCCAGATGCTCACGTTGCTTTTCCGAACCCCCATGCGCTTTTTGTCCAGAATGCTGCATTGATCGGTGTAGTTTTTTGGGCAAGCACTGTAGGTTTGATATGTCGTTGTTTGTCGTGTCCTCATCCACATGGTGGATCTCGTGCCCCACAGGGATAGTTCCCTTGTAAAAAGACCAAACATCCCTGTGCAAGAACCCGCCAGATCTTCCAAAATAACGGCGATGTGCTGCGCGTGGGCTTTCAGGATACCTGCGATAGATGAGACCGTTAAAGCTGACCTCTTCCCGTTTAATCCTTGATTTTGTGGGCCATGCCATGGGTATCCCCTGTCCGTTTTAGATACCGTGACTATAGTGCTATTGCGTGTATTTTGCAACTGATCCGGCGTAAGCCACCCACCTACTGTGCCTACCGGGTGATTGCCCGTTAACACTACGCTGCCCCCAGCCGTGGACATCTCATAAACAGGGCGCACCCCCGTGTAAGCCGAAGCCGTAACCTCTCTAGCCCCGATTGGGGTAGCTACCCTATCTCCCACCCGCACCTGTTCCACAGGACAGGATGAGCCGTCCGCCATCAAAATTAAACTCCCTTCGGCTAAACACAAATCGTCGTTGTCCCCCTTCGGAAACGCCGCACACTCCTCAATCAGGTCGTCCGCCCAGTCGGTGTCCGGTGCCCACACCATCCCACTCTCCAGTATCGTCGCAATCGAGTTCGCCCTCGATATCTTATCCTGACCCGCTCGCCTTCCGCCGGGGGAGTACATCGTCACCGGAATCCCCACCCTCCGCAGCTCCTGCTGAAGCGTGGTGCCTGTCGCTTTCGCCTCGATCAGCACATTGTCCGGTTGCCAGTACTGATACTCCTCTTTGGCTATACGCTTCAACTGCGGAAAGTCCCAACGCCCCTTCTTCACGTTCAACAGCAAGATGCTCGGCCCACTGTCCATGTCCACCGTAAACACACCCCACGTCGTGATCGCCGAATAGTCCGCCGTCTCCTTCTTCGAGTACGCCGTGTCGTACGACTGGATCACATACTCTAGGTGCGGCGTGTAGTCCTTCGTCCACCGCTTCCACCACTCCCGCTTCAGGATCGCCCCATCATCACTCGTGGGGTTCTGCTGCCACTGCGCCTGCCACTTCTGCGGCGACAACGAGGCCTTCACCGCTTGCAACTCCTCCAACTTCCAGAACGCTGGCCACAACGGACGCTCATTAGGCTCCCCCTCGTCGAAGATGGCCGGAAACTCAATCACCTCCCACCTGTCCGCATTGTGGCTCGCCTGCGCCTTGATCAACCGCGCCGTCAGATCCATCGTCCCCCACCTCGTCATGAGCACCACAATCGCCCCTCCCGGCTGCAACCGCTGCCGTGGGCCGGAGGTGTACCACTCCCATGCGTTGTCCAAGGCCAACGGCGACATCGCATCCTGCTCACTGTGAGGGTCATCAATGATCAATATGTTCGCGCCCCTACCCGTCATCGCACCACCCACACCCACCGCAAAGTACTCCCCGCCGTGGTTCGTGTCCCACCTTCCAGCAGCCTTACTGTCAGCCTTCAACACCGCATCAGGGAACACTTCCTTGTAGGTGTCCGTGTCCATCAGGTTCCTCACCTTCCGCCCAAACCGCACCGCCAACTCGCCCGTGTGCGTCGCCTGAATGATCTTGGTGTCCGGCTTACGGCCCATAATAAACGCCGGTAACAAATACGATGAGTACTCCGATTTGGTATGGCGCGGCGGAAGGTTAATGATTAACCGCTTCAAGGTGCCATTGGCCACCCGGTCAAACGCAGACGCTATACGCTGATGATGCGCACCAACTATCGCCTGCGGCCAGACGTACCGCGCAAAGTCTATAAAGTTCTCCCGCGCAGAGTCCTGCGCCTGCAGCAACGCAAACCGGAGCTGGAGTCGAAGGCGGTCAGCCTCAATGTCATCAGTCTTTACAGCAGCGGGGGGCAGCGCCATTA